TACGTAGTATAATAATTGACGGACATGAGTTGATCTCTCAACTTGAAGCTTATCCAAACGTTGTTGAGTATATAATCTTGCAAGAACAAATCCAAAATTCTTCCATCGCAAGAAAGGACAAACACCAACTATAGTCCACGTCAAAAAATGACCAAAAGGCGAGAAATAAACGAACGCCAAAAGCAACAAAATAAGCCATCTAGTCGGACTAAATACTATCTCAACACCCGCAGATTTGGTCGCACTCATGACAATAGCACACTCTGAAAGTTTGGCACAAACACCAGCAACTCGTCGCGAATGAATTCGAACATCATCCATAAAGGCAAGAGCACCATCGATCTTACAATGCAAATAAGCCCTAAAACAATATGCAGGTGCAAGGGCAGTACCCAAAATGTTTGCTTGTGATCGATAACACTCTTTGGATTCCTCCACCGGAATGGGGTCCCCAAGGTATTGAGCGAAATCATAATCAACGTCAGAAAACTTCTCAACAAAACCTTGATAAGCAAGATCAGCCAGTTCTGACTCATCAAGTTCTTCTAATTCAACCAATTCCAAAGGAGCAAACTCTTTCTTCTCCTCCAAAGATCGCAAGAAGGGTTCAACGAAGCTAGATGCATTGGCTTCTCGAAGAAAATCTTGCTTCTTAATCCAAGCGCGACAATAGTCAAGAAACCAGATACACATGCCCTCAATACGCCCCTTGTATAAAACATTGGGTATAGAGCGGCGCTCATAAGCGTGGTATTCAGTACACACAACTGTAAAGCGATCTAAAATATTACCACCGTTTTCAATGGATTTAGCTGAATCCAAAGCCGTCGTTCGCCTACCATCTTCCAATATCTTAATGTAATCTTCATCAACAACAAATTCACAGGTGATGAAACGACGATCCATGGCTGAGGGAGTGTGCATACATTCCCTAGTATTCAAAGTAATATTATTGCTATCAATAATAGCCATTTCAAGATCAGTATAAATCTTCCCTTTTCCATCAAATGCCATATTACAAGGAAAGGGATTAGAATCTATTAATGATTGCAATTCAGTAAGCAATTCTGGTATCGATGACCGTGCAATATCAGGGTGTTCACAACCCACTTCAGAATAAAACCAAAAAGGCTGGTTTGAAAAGCCTTCATGATACTCAGAGGATTTACACCTAGAATAGATATGAGACTCATCAAATTCTCTACCTTTAGCAAAAGAGTAAATACGGGGAAAAAT